ATGCCTAAATCCAGGTAATACCGAACCCGTTAAATCATAATTCCCAGAAAATAATGGTTTTCTGTAATGCCTAAATCCAGGTAATACCGAACCCACTAGATCATAATTGCCAGAATCCAATTCCAGTGTGTATGCTGTGCCGCTTGCGCCCTCAACAAATACAAATACACCGGCTGCGATTTGATCCCCGGTATCCGTACAACTAAACGTTGTTTCAACAGTACCTGTCGAGGTTAGCGTTTTACGCGCAACACTTAATCCGGCATTAGCAATTTCATAATGTACTTCTGTAAAACTATTTGACCATGCCCTGCCATCTTCAGTATTGCCGCCCGTATCGGATGCCATTCCTGCAAAAGCTAGAGCATCAGCATCGGTTGTCGTTGAGGTTGTCCCTGTGCTTTGCGATGTTACACTTGAAGAACCTGAATTATTAGTTGAATAAACATCCAACGTGGCCCCATCAAAATCATCCCATTCCTCAACATAACACCGGTGACCTTTTGCAACTGTACACGCCCATGTTAGTGATGTTTCTGTGCCATCACTTATTTTCCAAGCAAAAGCAAGGGCAGTTGAAGTGTCGGCCTTTTCAACAATTGCAGTTGACCACCCAGAGGGCGCGGTAATTGTGCCAGGATCTTTATCGTAACCAATAAATGATACTAATAAATTACCGCTAACTGCTGTCGAGTCTAGTGTTACCGTTATGCTGGTATTGTTGTCATAATCACCAACACTTTGTACGAGACTCATTTTAGCTAATCGTTAGAGTAGTCGCTGCAAAATCCGCTGTAAACGACTCATTTTCATCCAACGTTATACTTGATCCGTAATCCCACCATGAAATCAGGTTATTTCCCGCTGCTGTGTCGTTGTATAAAACAACATAACGAAAAGGCCCTATTGAATCATCTGTTGCTGTCCAGGTTACGTCAGTGCAGGACATTGAACCTGTACCTGCCGGGGATTCAGTCCAGACATTTGTTACATCCTCACCGCCTGCTGTGTAACCATTACCGGCACTTATTTCAGCCGGTGTTCCAAATGCTGTGTCAGTTGCCGCCGGAGCTGCATTTGTTAAATAAATTTTTAACGTGTCATTGTTAAGATTGTGCGTTCCAAGTCCCACCTGTTCAGCAAAATCATTGAATTTGTGATAAAGTGCCATGTTTATTATCCTCTCTGTTAGATTCTTGTATAACGTAAATACGCGATATCATCGTTTCCAATGCTAATGTTTCGCGCGGCATTAACTTCTTCAGCCTGTCCAATTGTTAATATAATACCCGCATTTAAAACGGAAATAATGTGTGCCGCATCGGTTTCAGTTGCAATGCCAAGGGCCTCGATGCCCCCTGCGACCTCAAAACCCTTTGTGCCGAGATAATCCACACGGCTTGCGCCAATCAATAGACCTGTGCTGTCTGTTATTCCTGCTGACGTACTACCCGTGATGTTAGTCTCCGGTACATCCATGATAGATGTATCCCACTGCGACAGGTTATCGCTGACAACTACATTGCCCTGTACCTCGTAATTCTCAGCACCAACAAATCGAATCCAAGGCGAGTCACCATAAAATGTATTTCTATATATATAGTTATCGTAGTGTTGATATTGTGATGATGTTGCGCCAGCCCATAGCAAACAATCCGCGCTTGCACTGATTCTATTCCAACAAACCTCATGGTCGTGCGGAATTGCGCCAACCTCACCCGTACCGTAACCAACCGAGATGCCTATTCTGGTTACGTTGTCATATATATTGTTAGCCCGTACCGTAACATTTGAACGAGTCCCTTTCATCCAGAACCCGTATGTAGCACGGGAATCCTTTACAGTGTTACGCTCAACAACAACGTCAGATAAATAATAGAAATCGCAATAAGAGCCGTTGGATGAATTGTTCCAAAAATCATCATGTGTATTCTCTGCATAGTAACAATAGTGTTTATGCGAAGTTTTCGATGATATAAACACCGCGCAATTGTTGTCAGTGCCAACTGTGCCTGCACCGAAATCATAAAAATAGTTGTCAAACCATGTGCAGCGATTAACATCTCCCGTTGCCCAAATGAAGTGGGCGTTGTTTACATCCTGCCTAGCGCTCTCCCACCTGATACTGGAAACAAAAACATCATTAACATTTGAGCCGCTGCGGGTAAGTATTTTACAACCTGACATATCAACAACAGGCGTTTCATTTGGATAGCCTATTAATGACGGTGTTTTAATGCCTGTGTTAATTTCACAATTGTAATTATCACCGAGATCACCAACTGCCGTGTAATCACCTCCGCGAAATACGATAACCTGATTGGCATAGGTAGAATCATTATTATCGCCCTGATACCAGTCTGCCCATGATTCTAATGGCTGTGTAATAGTGCCTGTTTTTGTCCCGGAATAACCGTCCTCAATAAATGTAAATTTACTATCATCAACAACAGCGCTCCACTCAACATCAATGTAATTGCCGTCCTGCGCGGTTACGCGCACAACAAACGAATGTGTGCCACTGGTCAACCCCGGACAATTGACAACACCGTAATCAGATGTTCCGTGAGTCTCACCTATCGTTGCGCCTGCTGGATAGGTTGTTAACTCGTATTTAAAGGGCCACGCGCCACCCTGGATACCAATCGGGATTCTATAGGGCATCACCGTGTGCATTAACCGATGTCGTGCGTGTGTCTGTGTCTCCGAATCCGGACGCGGATAAACTAAATTAAGTGGCATCCGTTGGCTGACATAATTATCAGTTGGCAATTGCCAACCTTCTTGCACAGTCATATTAGACTGTATTTCTAACGCTGTGTCTGTCTCTGTCACTAATCCGACAAGAGGATTTATAATAATAGTGAACTGTTTCCAGCTGCTATCTGAGACATCGTAGAACTGACAGTCCATACTGACTGTGCTATCTGTTGTCAGTACGCCAGACGGTGTAATATTTGTGTTGTCTGCTGTGCTGTAGTAAATCTGACAACCGTCTTCAACCGTCCCTACAAAATCTTCAAAAACACTCCCTTCTTCCGTAGATGCGTTGCTTATCTCAACAACTGCCCAACCATCCTGCGGTTCATAACTGACAGTCAGTTCGTGCGCCGTGTCTGTCTCTGTTGCTAAAGATAAGGAAGTTACACCTGAGTCACCTGACTCATAAGCACCGATGTCGATGTTATCGCCCTGTACTCGCGCATCGCCGTTGTAGTCTACATCTAACGTTGTACCGAAAGTCGAATAAAACGTACTTTGTAAACTGGCAATGCTTGCGCCATTATCGAGGGTATGGGTTGTGTCTGACGGGGAGAAATCACCAGTTGATGTATTAGCGAAATCCGGGTCACCGACATGAGAATTTAGGTTTTTCCCTGTAGCTGACTGAAACCCCGACAGGTTATAGCTCGTACTACCCCACCTTAGAACCTCAGTGCCGCCTGTTTGATAAAACAGGTTATTGTCAGTATTAATATCACTGGTATCTGCACACCAGATGTGTGTGCCATTTGTCGTGTTTTTGCAATCAACAAATATATTATTATAAATGTTAGTCTCAACAGACGGATCTACTACAGTAACCCCGTGCGAGCAATCGTAAAACACATTGTTATAAATCCAATGGCTGCTCTCACCTCCGCATTGTACCCCGTTATCTTCCCACCCTGATGAGCCAGAAACAGAGCCTCCGATGTCCTCGAAAATATTACCAATAACATATTGTTCGTAACCACCTACACCATCGGTGGACACAAACCGACAGCCATATTCACAATTTCTGATTCTATTATAAATATACCAAACACTAATGGGGTAGTTCTGCCCCCCCATACCCTTGGACTCTGACCAGGGTGTGCTTATAATATCGTAAATATAATTCTGTGAAAATATAACGTCAGTGCCGTTTTTAACCCACAAGCCCGACTGCCTGACATTGTAAATCTCATTGAAACCAGCATAAATATTGTAACCCATCCCTGAATGATTAACTTGTAACCCTGAACCGCTGCAATCATGTATCGTGTTGTTCAGTATCCAAATATTATCAGTCACGCCAAGAGTGTTCATTGCGTGACAATCATCATCATTCGGTGAGCTGATGAGGCCACTATTCCATATATGGTTATTATACCAAACCATCTGCGTGATTTTTGACGAGCTGCTATAACCACGCGCTGCAAGCATAGTTGCACCTGATGTGTCGGTAGTGACTCCCTCGATATTACAATTTCTAACTACAATATGGTCAGCCGCCCAACCACTTACAGTATCGCCGACATATATCCTGCCGCCATTATTAATCTCTAATCCGTCAAGGTAGAGGTGACTGCCCCTTACACGGATACGGGTTGTTGTGAAACTGTGGGTTGCCCCACTTTCTTTGCTGCCTGTTATCCAGACAGGACTGCCAGATGTGCCAGACGAATCCAGCCGAATAGCACCAGAAGTTAATTCATTATATTCGTTCTCAACCTCGATATAAGCACCGGCTGGAATCGGATCGGGAATTGTACTTCTGGGAGCTGCCGGTGTTCCGTAAGTGCGTCCTGAATCTGTACCGTTGTCGTTATCAACGTAGTAATACCCCGCAACCTCACTCGTCCATGTCCCCGGTCGGGATGGTATGACATCATCAATACCAAAACCGGGATCAGGAACCCCAATGGGCATCGTTGCCATCAGCTTGCTCCGTACACAGAATCAGGGATAGTGTTGCCTAAATATTCCCAGATATATCGAGTTAACGTGGTGTCTGCTGCGTCCCATCCCGGCTGCCAGTACGCGCCCCCTGATGCCACCCTGTTACATGCTATTAGATCGGTTGAATTGAGCATGTGCTCTTTAATCAAATCTTCATTAGGGAACGGCCATAAATCAACGTCAGTTAGAACACCGTTTACTGAACGCTTGGTTATAACCGCCCCTCTCTCGTGACCGCTAACCATCGTGGGGTCAACCAGGTAATCGAAGGTCGGTGTATACGCTGCCTCGATATCTGAACTTGAAGGGTTACCGTCTACGGATGTATTAGTAACCGATATATTCAGACCCTCATAACCGTCATAGCCGTCCATTATAAAAGCATAAGTGGTGTTATTCCAGAGAACTGTTTTATCTATGGCGACACCGTTAACATTATCGTTGTTAACCCTCATCCCTGCAAACAATGCTTCACCGATTGTCAGGTTTGATATTGTGGTATCCGTTGTGTATGCGTGTAAAATAAAGCCATTATCCTGGTTTTCGTAGCTAATAAAGTTATTAATCACATTGTTGTCGTTATTACCACCACTCCAACCGGATGAGTAAAGACCACGGCCTATATTATTAATCGTGATAATGTTGTGAAATTCGTTGTCACTCGCGCCTGTAATGGTTGTGGTGTCGCCGGTATTACCCTCAATCGCTACTGCGGAACGTGTGGCTGACACCCTGCCCACTGGATCGGGTGCTGCATCCAGCAATATAATGTCCTCACTGATACAATCGAGACTGTTGTAAATCGCAAAACTATGGCGAGGATCACCGGGTTTATAACCCCCACCATCCCAATAGTCGTATCGTGCTACAATGCGCCTGGAGGTGATGCGATGTGAGCCGTAAATCTGGATAGATTTTCGTCCGAATCCATAGCTAAAGCAATCCTCCATCAGTGAATCCCTCACTCTGGAAACACCTATTGTCATCGTATTGGTCAAGTTAGCTGAGCCAAATGCACCACAATTTCGCAATGTGATGTTATTCGTCATGGATGCTTCAACTATATTATCCTGCGAGTTTAGGCGTATGGCTGCATACTCGCCCATACTTCGTGCAATAAACCCGTCAACGGTAATGTAGCTGTAGGTTGTGCCTGTGTCTGAATAAATATCTATTGCAGCACCATCAGAGGTTTTTTGAATTGTCACACCACCGATAGTCTGTGCCATCCATGTAATGCTTGACTTGGTGGGTTCGAGTGCCTCTGAATATGTACCGTTGACAACTAATATCGTATCGCCAGTTTCTGCTGCACTCTCTGCGTGAGCAAAGGTTAGAAAAGCTGTATCACTTGTCATCCCACTGTTGCTGTCTGAACCTGTGGTAGACACAAACCAATCCCCGGTTCTTACTCTCGGCGTGTGCGGATAGTTGCCGTCCAGGAACGGAGATGAGCTTTGTCTATACCAGTCAGATAAATGGCAATCAGCAACAGTAGCCATCAACTTGCTCTATAAAATCCGTCTGCACTGAGTTCTGCGGTAATGTCGCCTCCGTTTGGTGTTACGCTAAAATCATGCAGCGTCAAAGGAATGATATTGGCATCAGTGCCACCTGTGGTATCGCTGTCGTAACAAATAACTAAATCCGTCCACGCTCCGCCCGTTGCGCCAACACTTGACCAGGTTAGATCGTCAAAATCCAGATCCATTCTATCGTTTGTATCATCGGGTGAAATTGCACTGAGGTCGGAATCCGTCAACGCTTTCCGCCCATAATTGCTATTCGTGGCCTCGGCGGTTGAACTTAATGCGAGCAATGCACTCAACGTGTCGACATCTTTTATGTCTGCATCTGTGTCGGTTGTGGCTATTGCAACAACAATCAATGCTGCGTTTGTGGGATCGTTAGTGTCAACCCGGTTGTATAGTTCGGCAACACGCCCCTTCGCAATGTTAAACACCAAATTAGCCATTATTTTGTTTCCTCGTTATTTATTTCAATTAATGTTCGCTGGTTTAAAACGGTTTGTAACAAGATTTGCTCACGCCTGACGAGAATTTCGTAAACCTCTGTCGGTAACGCCTTGTCCTGCTCCGGTGTTAATTGCGGCAATTCTGGTAATGGCAAAATGGGTATTACAACGGGCGTTGGTATGTATTCAGTTGTGCAGCAGGCGCTAATCGCTAAAATAACCCCTGTCATCCATAGCCTCTTTAACGGCATCATTAACCACCTTTTCATTGCTGCGTTGTAAATTAATCACTGTGTTGGCTATTTTTTCGCTCACCTCTGCCCGGCTTTTTTCACCGTCAGCCCTCAATTTTTCGTGCGCGGCTTCCGCTTTTGCCTTTTGTTTTCCAGTGTGTGCAAAAAAACCCCAAACAATACCGGCGAGGGTCGTTAACCAGGGCAGTAGTGTTAATGCATCAAACCCGAATATATTCATTTTTCACTTAACGGCTGATTGGTGTAAAAACGCACAACGCCAATAGCGAGGCCGATGATTAATGTCCAATTCGGGTTATTTAATGACTCAACGTATGGCTGAAATATACCGAGTATCACAACCAATAACGCCAGCGTCATGCCCTTTGATTTTCGCCATTTATTAATTTTACTCAGCCAGTCGTTCATTTATTTACCAGTAATTTTAATTTGCCCATGCTCGGTTAATTTTAATATTTTTTTTAACGTTGCTTTTGAATTGGTGATGTCGGGGATTCTGTCGTTATTCAACCATTTGACACCATCACCGACTAAAATGCAGCCCTGGGTGTTACTGGTGTAGTTACCGGCATGTAGTTGTATAAAAGTTCTGCCGGGTACGTTTTTCAACTCCAGTACATTCCCGTTGGTCGCGCTGATTTTCGGGAAATATTCGTAAGTCCCCTCGGGAATGCAGGAAAACATTCTCCTGTTGTCTAACTGCGGCAATTCGAGTGTAAAACATTGAAATCCCCCCAGATAAAGACGGCCTATGACGCAATCTAAACTGTACCATCTACGAATAAATATCAATTCGCGCCCTCATTTTTCAGGCATAAAGAATATCGCCTGTTATGCTCCTCGAGTGCCTTTTTTATCTCACGCAGAAGCAACAATTTGTCCTCGCTGGCATCTTTTTCCACAACAAGGCGCGTTTGTTTTGAGTCTGCTGCCATGTAATGTATTAGTTTTTCAGTGGTGTGGATACTTAACGTCTGCTTTTGCATGTTGTCAGAAATGTCTTTTATTAATTCGGTTTGTCGCTCTATGCCGTGAATGGCGACACCGACTAGCGGTTCAAATAACTTGTAAACACCGAACAGCAGTAGAAACAGCAATGCACCGGGCAGCCCGACTTCTTTTAATAGATCTAACGTCCACTGGTGCGCGCTCCTTGTTACATCTGCCATATTTCACCCAAAAAAAAAGCCACCTCAACGGCAGCTTTAGTCAAAAATCTCTATTATGACTGATTTTACCCTATTAGTGGCTCCCTAGTCAAGCAAGTAGTAGTTGTACAAGTAGTTATAACCTCTGATTAACAAATTCGCAGCCAATCAGTAGCATGTTTTTTATTCTCGCTCTGCCTACGCCAGTGCGCCTATTTAAGCCGCGAATGGTTATGTTTTTAAGCTGGTAATAATTTGAAATTGCCGTGTATATGGTGGGTTTTTGTTTTTTCAATTCCGTTAAAATAACGTCAACCTCCGGGACAGGACATTCGGGAATCACTTTCAACCCACTGCCCCTGGTGTTAATGCCGTTGCCGTCTGCCGCCATTTGCTCCAGGGACATTTTCGGGTAGCCTAAATTTGTAACCTCATGCGCCCAATTTCCCCACAATTCCAAACGCCTGTGAGCCTCAGGGTATGTTTTGTCCATCAACAGTGTCCTCCATTGCTGCAATAATTTCTGCATTGTCAGTTGTAAAATGTTTATCAACCATCGCGTCAACTTCTTTAATTGTGCGTACGACCTCGCCGTATTCCTCAAACTGTCCCCAGAACGCCTTTTGTTTAGCATTTAAACTGCCGTTCGGTTGTTTAACTTCGGCGAGTTTTACAGTGCCGTCTTTGAATACTAATAAATCACAGGGCAAATCGATGCGGTAAACGGTGCAACCTAGCTCTTTAAACCTGGCTATTATTTCCGGCTCATTAAAATCTCTGCGTTTAGAAAAGCGGTTAATACTCACCAGACATGCTCCGAAACTATTCTGCTAACTGCTGGTTGTGACATACTAAAACGTTTAGCTAGTAAAGTTTGTTTAATACCCTGGTTAAAATATAAGTCGCGTATTTTGTCAGCAGTCGCCTTGTTCATGCTTTTATAATTTTTCATTCAGCGCCTCCTGTGTTTGTCGTATAAAATCAGCCTGGTGTCCGAATTTATGCTCAAACGTCTTATAACCGTACTGGTGAAAGTCGTGGTGATGCGCTACACATAACGGGAAAGTTAATTTGTCAGAAACTTTCATACCCATTCCGCTTTGTTTACTGCCTATAACGTGGTGTGCTACTGCCTCATTACCGCAAATAACACAACCCAATTCAGCAACGCGCTTTAAATATTTTTTGCAGCGAAACGGTTTTTCTTTTTGCATTAACCGCGCCTCATTAACATGGTATAAATGACACCGGCAACAAATATTGCTGCTATAGCAATTAAATGCAGGGCAATGCTAATCATGGTTGTCGGCCTGCCGGGCCATCATAAAATAAATGACAACCAGGGTTATCAATACGCCAGTCAATACGCCGCAAATATATTCAATCATCGTCTTTAGTCATTAGCGCAGCGAAAATTAGCACAGCCAATGCCACCCCAAAAACAACTGAAGCCATTAGATCAATCATTGTATTTCCCCTTTGTTTTCATAATTAGGCCAGTCACCAGAAACAGAAAACCTGTCGGCAATAGCTGCGTTAAATACTTCATATACTTCTTGAAGTTGTTTAGTTGTTAATTCGGTAGTGCTTTCAATGTCTGGAAACATTAAATTCATTACTGGTTTGAATAAATATTCTTTCATGTTGTCAGTTGTGAATGTCACTGGTAGCTTAACCACTTGCTTAAAGTCGTACCCTGCTTCGTTTAATTCAGTGGCTATTTGTCCTAGATACGAATGCAGGCATTTATTTTGTTGCTGTGTACGTTTCATATTTTTCCGTATTCACCCGTTTTAGTGTTTACCACTAGCCTGCAAGCCAGGTTAGTACATGACAAATAACCATCAGGCAGAGGCCGGTATCTACCGCGAATCACTTGTATACTTTTCGCCAGGTTGCTGTTGCACATCGGACACGTTGCGCCTTTTGTTGCCCTGTGGATTGCTGCCCTTGCCTGCTGCTTTGAAATCACTGGTTTTATGGGCCGGGTATTTAGTAAAGTTTCGCATTCAAAACCTCACGCAGTTCATCATTCGTCATGTTTTTTAATTCAGCAATTCGTTCAGCAGACACTTTTGCCTCATTGTATTCAATGCCAGTTAATAGCCGGTGACTCTCATGTGGCGATTTACACCATTCAACAAATTGCCCCACCGATGGCAAAAATGCCGAGGTTTTTTTCCTGGCCTGCGTCAGGCCACGCTGAATTTGCGTGTCAGTTTTTATGTTGTTTTCAACAAATGCCGTTAACCATTCTTTTTTGATACCATCCAGATCAGCCTGCGTTTTAATTGCACCACGCCAGCCTGGGAAAATGCCCTTTAGAGAGGTTAAAACAACGTTTAAAACATATTCACTACCAGTTTGCTCTACTTGTTTGTATTCAGCTAAATTCTGCATGAGGTTTACTCCATCCTGTTGAGTTCCAGTTAATTTCTTCGGTTTTAAATTCTTTTAACGGTTTTCCAGTTAATGCAGGTTTAATAATTTCATCATTCCAACCTTCATTATTGAGGTAAGTAAGTGGATCTTTTCTAAATTGTTTATCAGGTGTTACTGCGAGATAATTTGGTAAGTTTAAAAAAATTAATTTTTTGTCTGAGTCTTTTAACTTGTTAAATTTATTTTTGCATTTTGCAACATTTACCTTCTTGTCATAGAGATCCCAAAAAGTATCAAATTGCACGTTATTATTTATATCTACATCTACATCTACATCTACATCTACATCTTGCATGACTGCGTCAGGTATCGTCATGACTCCGTCATGACTTTCGTTGTTTTCTAAAAGGTTGTTTTTTAATTTTGCCTTATAAATCAATGCCCTGGTGTTTTTGTTAGAAGTCATACTTTGATCAAGGCGTTTCAAAAGTTTCAAACACGTTATTTTTCCACCGTTGTTTTCAAACAACGCTAAATCCACCATATATTGCATCATTTCCTGCACTAATTCGAAATGAATACCAGTGTCAAAAGCTAATATCTCAGCATCATGTTCCAGTTCAAATGTAAGTTTCTCAGTACATGAATTGCCTGTGATCATTTCTAAAATATACCAGTACAAACCATAGCCCTGAAGTCCATATTTCATCCGTAAACGCTTTAGTTTTGCATCTGAATTGGCGCTGCTGTCATGTTTAAACCATTTCATTTCATGCAGCCTTTTCTGTGTAGTTTTATAAAGCCGTTATTCATTTATTTTCCTTATTAGGGTTAACTACTAATTGACGGGTAATTTCTTTATAAACTGTTGCCGCTGGCACAGGGCAAAACATTGTGTTGTAGCCTTTGTTTTTTGCTGCCTTAACTCCATACTCCACTTTCCACGTTTCACCTTTCAACTCCCATGCGCTTTGGAGTTGAATGACTGGCAATAAGTAGCCTTTATTTGTAGGTTTAAATGCGTAAGCTATGTAGTCACAAGCTAGGCTTTTACATACCCACCCTGGTGAGTTGCTGCTAGTGGCGCTAATGTATTCCAGAGCAATATCTGTAAAATTATCATCCCTTAACTTCTCATCAAGCGTTATAACTTTGCTGTTGCTTAGAATAATACTGCGATCAATTCCACCACGCTGATGCCAGCCATCTTTTGGGTGAGCTATCATAGAAACCATATCAGGGAACCATTGGCTATAAAGAGCCTCCCATATAGGTAGCTTTTGATCTTCATTGGCATTTTCTAAACTTTTATTAAACTGGTGTACTTCACCCATTTTTTTGATTCCCCCATACTTCCCATTTTTTTTGTGGCTTCCTGCAAAACAATTCGATCCGCGAAAATTCTGGGTACATGCGCTCGATTATTTTGTGAAATTCTGTAGGTTTTGCCGAATGGTTGCTTTTAGGTATACTCACCACTGAGTCAGGACGATTCTCTGGGTCTGGCGTTGGAATACTACCTTTTTTTCCTATTAATAATAATTCGTGGTTTTGTCTAAAGTAATAACCTAAGCCTTTTTTCTGTTTATCCCATACCGCACAAGTTGTGTACTTGAAACCCCATGAGTTTAATACCTTCAACCCGTCCTCTAGCTTTGGACTGGTTGTCCATAAAAACAGTATTGAGTCTTTTGCCGCCAGATCATTAACTGGCATGTCACAAATATCATTCAACGACATGGTTGGGTAATGGTTTTCAATTTTTCTTGAGTCTGTTTCCGAGTGGTTGTACTGCCAGGGTGGATCTGCATATATAACAGGGTATTTTTTTGAAGTATTTAGTTGTTCGTTGCCCTTTGAAATTTCGTTAATACTTTCAGTTCTCGCTTTTTTGTTTTCTTTTGCTTTTTCAGGGCGATCAAACGAAGCGAATGTAACTGACTCGGTTTTCTTTTTAGCCGCGTTAATAACAGTTTCAAATTCATCTTCTGGCACTTTGGCTAATTTTTCATACCTACCAACAGTTTGCTTTGTTAGTCCTGCCGCTTTTAGTTGCTCTGTTTTTGACTTAGTACCACCGCTAGTACTAAGTTCATTTCTTGCACCCTGTGTGGTTTTGATTTCACTTGTTAACTCTCCAACCCTTCTCATAGCTCTCATTTTCATTTCAGCAAGCCAGCACTCCATATCTTTGTCGTTAACCTGTCTGGCGTATGCGCTTAACGCTGCTGTTTTGTCCATTATATTTTTTGCTTCATCAACTGTAGCGCAAGCCTGCAAAGCGTGACGTGCCTCCTCATACCTTGCTAATTCCATTTAACATCTTCTCCTGTTAGCCAATCAATTGCCTCTACCTGGGTTGCGCCTAATTTTTTAGGTGTAAACTCGTTTTCCCATAAGTCGTATTTGTCAAAACAAATAACGCTTTTACCAGTTACTAAGCTAGTTACGCTTGGAGGTTCAATATTGTCGTTTTTTAAATTGGCTGGAATGCCGCAATTAATAACGGAAATCATTAGCCTTATGGCTTTGTCGGTTTTTTTTCTTGCATCCATTTATTGTTCCCCTTTTACCCCCCAGTTACAGAGAGTTAATAAAAACACTTCTGGAGTTTATTTATTGTTTCCCTGGTGAAATTTCTTATCCATTTTTAATTCCCCGTTGGTTACCTCCTCAAATTGGCGCTGCCGCAATTCGGGAACACCGGTAACGGGCCAGTCTGTTAGTGCGCCTTTTGTGATCGGTGGTTTCAGTGATTGGTAAATTGCGCGGCGAGTTCCGAAGTATTTTAAAAGCTGTTTGAATGTCATTAGTAAACCCAATGCTTGTTAAAGTTTGACAAACAGTATATTTTGCTATACTGTATCCTGAATTGTATGTAGTAATTGAATATATTGTATAAAACTATATACCCTTAGTCAACGAAAATACGAAAATGGAATGCACGTGTCTAATGAATGTTTGAATGTCGAATTTGGCGATAGATTAAAACTGGCGCGAGATAATCGCGGCCTGGGGCAGGAACAATTGAGTCAGTTAACTGGCGGCCAGGTATCTAAACAGAGTATCAGCCACTACGAAACCGGGCGAACAAAAATAACGAACGCAGAGGTTGTTTTTCTATTGAGCGATTGTTTGAACGCTGATCCCCGGTGGCTTGCGACTGGTGAGGGTGCAATGGATGCCTCATCGGATGCGCCTAATGGCATTGATATCGCGGTATTTAGTAGCGTTTACAAACTTTATGAGGACGCTATCCTGCTAGGTTCTACGGAGTTTAGTCGGGATGTAAAGATTAGCGTTTTAATTGCGATGTATCAGGCCGCGCTGAAAGGGAGATCTCCGGCACAGGCAATGCTTGAAATTCTGCTGAGTCAATCCACTCAATAAAAACAGCCATACGTCCAGCCCGTTCCGCCCGTTCCGTTATTTCCAGAATCTTTCTGAAATTATTTAATTCCGTTTCAAATTTGCAGCATTCCATATACATTTCCTTTGTATAAAGTTGATTTCCATGTTTATTTTGTAGCCTACCCTCAATATTGTCAATATCTATAAACTACTATATAACGACAAATATATATATATTTCCGAAAAAATATTAATATAAATAATACCGGTGTTGACTACGTGTATATTGCTGTATACTATATAACATTCAATTAGAGGTACTATTAATGGATGCACCAGGATTTTACAATTCTCCTGAATTTTTTCAGAACGACATAACAGAGGAATATATTAAAGCCCGCGTTGACCATTTCTGGCGAAATGATGATGGAAGCTGCACCTCTAAAATAATATTGGAATGTGCTATAGATGCGATTGAACAAGATGAATGGCCCTGCTTTTGGGCCTCATTTACGTCTGTTGTTGATAAAACCCCTATTTTAAAAGCAAAAATTGATCAATACCTCCGTTATTACATTGAAGCATCGGAGGATGATTGGGAATGAGATTTAGGCGTTTAATAGATATAGCGCTAGTTGCTGGCTGGTGTGTGTTTTTTGCCGCCCTGGCTGGCGCTGAGTTTTGGATCTTATAAGGAATAAAAATGAAAACATCGGAAAGTATCAAGGAAATTGCTGCGGCATTATGTGCGGCACAGAAACAAATGACAGGCGCTACAAAAGGAAGTGATAATCCGTTTTTCAAGTCAAAATATTCTGATTTAACCGCCGTAATGGAGGCAATAGCAAAACCTTTTGCAGATAATGGTTTAAGTTTTGTTCAGTCACCATCTATCAAACACAGCAGCATCAGTGTTACTACCAGAATAATGCACAAATCAGGCGAATGGATACAGGGGACGGTATATCTTCCGCCGACTAAACAGGATATTCATGGACACACATCAGCCATCACATACGGCAAACGCTACGGACTCCAGGCAATGACTGGCTGCCCCTCTGTTGATGATGATGGTGTCACGGCATCCAAACAGCCGCCCGACAAGTCAACGGCAAAACAGAAACGGGCAATAAATTCATTGTTGAAAACAAAGGTTGTTAATGTTCCGCTATTTTACAATGCCTATAACGTTGCCAGTGTCAGTGAAATGTCATTTACCCAGGCAGAGGATGCAGTTGCAAAACTCAGCAAAAAAAGGAACAAGACATGATCATCTTAAATGTTGAGCAGGGTAGTGATGAATGGATGAGGGCCAGAACTGGCATCCCCACCGCATCATCATTCGATAAAATAATAACATCCACTGGCAAAGCATCAACACAGTCTAGGGCGTATGCCAATAAACTGGTCGCTGAATATTTTTTGCAGGATAAAATTTCTGTTGAGCAAAATGAATGGATGACACGCGGAATTGAATTGGAGCCCCAGGCGCGATCTTATTATTCGTTTGTCTCAGACATTGAAATTAATGAGGTTGGAATTGTCTACAAGGACAGTTCAAAAATGCTGTCGTGCAGTCCTGATGGCCTATCAAATGACAGGGGTTTGGAAATTAAATGTCCTGCCCCGCATACTCACATTGAGTATTTACTGGCTGACAAACTACCAGCTAAATACATTGCCCAGGTCCAAGGATCAATGTATGTAACTGGTTTAACACAGTGGGATTTTCTTTCATTTCACCCCGAATTGCCGCCGCTGCTGATTAATGTCAGCGCTGATGAAAATTGGCAGAATGCTTTTAATAAACTAATACGCACTTTTATTCAAAACATTTTGATAAAACGCGGCATTATTTCTGAAAAAATGCACATGGAGGCAGTATGAGCTATTGGGATAACTTCGGTGAGGCCGGTTGGGAAATTACCAGGCTTGAAAAAGAAAATAATGCTCTAAAAGTTAGACTAAAAAAAGCAGAACAAACACCATGTGAATGGTGTGCCAGCACAGCGGAGCAGCTTGAGCATATAAAGTATGTAGAAAAGCAGAGTATGCTGGATACATTAAAACTCCGGCGGGTGATGGACAAACTCGATAAAATAGCGCCGTGTGTGGCGCATATTAACGCTGAATCAATCAAAGGAAAACATCATGGGTAAAGTGGGAATCGGGCTTACAATTGACGTGAGCAAAATAGACAAGAGTAAGTTAATAAAGGGCAAAAAAGGCGTTTACCTTGACGCACAAATATTTGTCAACCTGATCGATGCGGATCAGTACGGGAATCATGGAATGATAACTCAGTCCCAAACCAAACAAGAAAGGCAAGCCGGTGGACAGGGTGCAATATTAGGCAATGGAAAAATCTTCTGGCGTGAAGAAAGCAACGTCCAGCCTATTCAAACGGTCCCCGGTCAGGCTGTTGACGCACCGACCTTTGATGATGATATTCCGTTTTGAGGATTATTTCTTGGTACAGCGCAGGCGCAGCTTCGGCAGTCTCGACCATGTTAGCTATTAAAGATCATAAAAAAGTCGATGTGGTCAATATTGAGATTAAAGAGGAGCATCCTGACAATAAACGTTTTCTGTCTGACTGTGAAAAGTGGTTTGGGCAGAAAATAAAAACTGTAGGTAACGACAAATACAACCGGAGTATATTTGAAGTATTTAAACAAACTAAATATATGGCCGGTGTCGGTGGGGCCGCTTGTACCAGGTTATTAAAAAAAGAGGTTAGGAAGCAATATGAAAAGCCTGGTGACATTCAGGTGTTTGGTTATACGTCTGAGGAGCAGCACAGAGTTGACAGGTTTATTGATGCTAATAACGATGTTGAAATTATTACACCATTAATAGACAGAGGTTTAACTAAACAAGACTGTCTTGCAATTGTGCAAGATGCTGGCATTGGGTTGCCGACACTTTATAAACAGGGTTTTAAGAACAACAAATGTATACCATGCGTGAAAGGTGGTGCTGGTTACCATAAGTTAATGCAAAAACATTACGCTGAAGCCAGTGCAAAAATGAATAGTTATGAAAAGCTATTAAACGTAAATTTACTTAAATGCACTGTAAATGGTGAAGTTATGCGTTATAAATTAGATGAAATACCCTCGCATATACCTATGCAGGATGACAGCGTTGACATTCAGTGTGGCGTTTTTTGTCAAATAGCAGAAGGTGAATTATTTTGAGGATTATCATTGCGATTTGCTGGCTGGTGATGAAAAGCCGCGCACTGACTTTTACAAGCACAATCAAATGAATGGTGGTAGAGTTAATAAATGCAAGGAATGCAATAAAGCAAAGGGTAAAACAGAATGCTAATAACTGAAGTGGAATTAAAGGATGCTACTGGTATTAAAACTAAAGCCAGTCTGCAAAAATGGTGTGACAGGAATACACTACCCTACTTAATAACCGAAAATGGCCTCATAACAACTCTAGTGGCTGTTGACAATGTTTTAAACAGAAGGAAAAGCGAATGGGACGAAAGACTGGACTTACTCCCCCACAAGTAAGCATATACGGCAAATACTATGTCATACGTATTATTGACAATGGCAAGCGTAAACGCATCAGACTCTGCTCAAAGAATGCTGACTTGCCAACCCTCTGGGCAGCATATGACGACTTCCACAAAACCACCCTCACTGTTACCGACATATTTAAAGAATGGTTAGAAAGTGAAAGGTTTTCTGAATTGCGGCCTCGTACCCAAAGTGACTACATTAAATGCGCCAATATGCTTTGCAGGGTATACGGACACTTCCCACCTGAAAAGGTAACTATTCAAAGTTTCGCCCGTTACATGAAGCAACGCGGCCTTACTTCTAAACGTCAGGCTAATTATGAACGTACAGTTTTTATACAATGTTATAAGTGGGCCAGACAGTACCACGTTGAAATTCAAACCATACCCATGCAAGAAGTATTGCCCTTTAAACTAAAACCCAGAAAGCGGTATATAACGGACGAAGAATATTACAAGGTATTCCAGGCTGCTTCATATTCAATTAAGTGTGCAATGGAAATAGCTTACTTATGTGCTGCAAGGTTAAGTGACGTTATTAACATTAAACTAAATGACGTTACCGACAAGGGCGTTTATATACAGCAGAGCAAAACCGGTAAAGAGCAACTTAAATTGTTTAGTAAGCGGTTAAAAATAGCAGTAGAAAGGTGTATAAACCACCCTAAACGGTTTAAGAGTGAATACCTGGTACTTAACGACAGCGGGCAGAAATTTACAGTAACGGGCTTCGAGAGTGTATTTTATAGGTTGAGGAAAAGTGTCGGCATTGACTTTACTTTTCACGATGTTAAGAAAAAGTCGATTTCAGACTTTGAAGGTGACAAGAGAGAATTTAGCGGTCATAAATCTGCAATAATGGCTGAAGGTTATAACGTGAGTGTCGATGAAGTTATGGCACTTGAAAACAAGTTAATAGAGTGGTGATTTTCTTCACCCAAAACCCTTAAAAGAAAAACTTTAAATTAATTTCATTTATTTAACCAAATACGCTTGACACCGTTACCGGTAACGTGCAATAATAACTATATTGAAAATTAAGAAACAAAGGCAGCAAAATGAAAATCACAAAAAACTACATAAACCAACCTAACGAAAACCAAATGCACAGCATTAGAATTAACTGGGAATTAGGAATGGCTATAAACGCTGCTAAAAAATTAAATGAAGATTTCTCTTTAACTTTAGAAACAAACAAGAGAGCCACAAACGAAATAGTAGCAACAGTAAAAAGCGCGCATGCTTTTGCAACAGCATCTTTCGGTAAGCGCGGCAAAGCATACGACATAATAGTAAGTGAGCAAACCAAACAAATATTAGCAAGAAGCTAAGGAAATAAGAATGTCTGACTCAGCCCAAGTAATGAAAGAGTTTTTAAAAACAGCAAGCAAGCAATCGCTAACTGAAATGCTTGGTATTGTTGAAATAGAACTTCAAGAGTTGTACAGGGTTCGAGATGGTCAGTCAGATGTAATTGAAAAAGTTTCTTCACTTGAGGTTTTTGCAAACGAGTTAAAACAGGAAGTGGTAAAATGAGCATAATCAAAACAACAGCTAGAAAAATTCGGGGTGGAGAGTCAACACAACAAGGAGAAAGAAAATGTCAAACACAGAAACCACTTACAGCTACACAGTAATTACATTAGAGCGCTTAAATAGCGAGTATGAAAAGGGTAATAACTTAAAAAAGGGTTATACAGATTGGTATCCGGAGGGGTCTTGGTCTTACAAAACTATACGGTCGGCAAAATCGGCTGTAACCAGACAATTTAATAATTGCCCATCTACTAACCATGTTGATTGTATAATAACTACGTGCGATGACGGCACAGCATACGCAAGCATAAAAACTCAATGAGCATTTGTTTCGAGTGCGATAATAAGTTAGAGTACCCCATTGAAAAATTCAGTGGGTTTTGCTCTATGTGTCACAAACCAAAAACATCAAGAGAGCGCCAAGCTACATTTAAAGAGCGCATGAAGAAACAGGGCCATGTACGGGTAGAGTCTTGGATACCGGCTAGTAAAAAGCCTGAGTTAATAGAGTTTGTTGAGTCGCTGAAAACTAGGCCAGACAGTACCTAAGTTATTGATATTTACCCCTGAAATTGGCCTGTTGGTGGCCTAACAATACCCCTCAAACCCCTATAAACACTGGATATTGCAACGGACTGTTAATCCGTTTGTCGCTGGTTCGAGCCCAGCTCGGGGAGCCAATAAAGACAAGGGTTAGCGCCAAAGTGGTTGCTAACCCTTTTTGCTTAATAGGCCAGAATTAGACCAGCGCCTGGCCTAATCCCCCTTCATTCTGCGAATATTTCAGGGCATCATGTGACAAGGTCAGGCGTTTGATCACGGCGGTGTCCCGTGTTCCAAATACACTGTAATTGCTTTCTCCCCAACATCATTGTTGGCGTCTGTTGCTGTCACTTTGAATGTGGCGAATGCCTCCATATTCGTGCCTGTACTTGTGAATGTTGTGGTTGCTGCGGATGGTGAATCAATGGTAATTGATGTCATTCCGCTCACCCTCGACCAGGAATAAGATACCGTTTCAATCATGTTAAAATGACTTGCTGTTACACTGTTTGTGGTTTGCGTACCATTTGCAAGAGACTGCCCAAAAGCCGATGGCGTTATAATTACCTCGTGACCATGTGTAATGGTGATGGTGATATCATTTGACGCTGTATAACTATTAACATCTGTAGCGGTGACTCGAAATGTCGTTGACAACGTTGTGTCTGAACTATTTGAGTTGAATGTTGTAGTTGCTGCTGATGGTGTCGTTGCCATTATTCCCAGGCTTCCGCTCACCCGTGTCCATGACCAATTAACAGGTGTTATGTCAGTTGGCGTTGCTGTCACGCTTGCTGTGGTGTGTGAACCATTTGCTGCGTTTTCTGTTATACCCGCTGGATCAATTGCAACGGTTGGCACTGTTGGCGTTGGCGCTCCGTTTAACCATTCCTCATAATTCGCAGTTCTGTCATCGCTAGATAGTGCTGATTGGTAAAATCTAATATTGTCCAACCTCCCTTGCCAGTTATTCCCTGTGCCATAGCGCGCAATTTGCAGAATACTATTTAATGATGTATACCATGTGCCTGACCAACTACTGACATCCTCATCGCCTAACTCAACATCATCAACACGGCAATCTAATATTCCAGTGCCTGAGTAATCCATCCTTAAGGACATCCAGTGCCAACCGCTTGCATCTGTTATACCTTCAGTCTGCAACCCAGCTGTTAAAGTTATATTGCGGAAAGTTAGGTCTGACTGATGAAGATATAAAAAAACGGCCTCTGCAGAGTTCGTTCCGAATCTCCAACCTCCATCAGCTTCAATTCTCTTTGTGAGAAATGTTTGTTCGCCACTTGAGTATGCAAATTTAGTTGCAAATGGAAATTCAATTGTAAAATCAGAACCGCTAAAGTTTCCAATTGTTCTTGATCCTAATGGAGCTGAGTCTCTAATGTTTGCACCATTTATTGCGAAATTTTTCGCCCTGCCTGTCCAATTGGGACTTGATGACTCAATATCAAAAGGAAAACTTGGGTTGGTAAATGATTCAACGGTTGCAGGTGAGTAGTTGTTCCAATACGTCAGATCATCACTTCCAAGAGAGTCAGCACACACCGACCCTGTTGTTTCATCTAATCTCCATTCCCAATCGGGATTTGTGCTGCCGCCACCACTACCGCATGAAAAAACAGGATAAGTGCTGGTAGTTGACGGAACATATTCAACTTTTACGACATCAGTATGACCGCCGCTATAGGCTTCAAAGTAAGAATGTCCTGGTTCATTGACAAGAATGGTATCGGGATCTGGATCTGATAAAATAGTAACGCCGAATCTATTGCCGTAATCAGTGCTTGATCCCTGGTTGGTAATAATATTGCCAGTTTTAATTGGCATCACTGAATCTGTGCCATCGAGTAGCAAATATACTGCGCCCGATGCTCCCCCCGCGCCGCCGCCTGAATAGGTGTAACCATTCGGATGCACAACGCCAGCGCCGCCATCGTTACCGCTGGCGTTTAAAGTGCCAGCAGCACCGAATGACATTCCCCTGCATACGATCACAATTCCAGCGCCACCATCGCCACCAGCGCCGCCATCCTGCATTGCGGCAGGCGCTCCATCACCAAATGATGTACCACTTCCCTCTGCTCCTGATGTTCCTCTAAGGTCAGTGGGCCAGCCCGACAAAACCCCCGCATTGTTAACAATTGAAAAAGAGGATAAATCTTGATAAGTGCCTGATGTAACTTGGTTAGGTGTCGATGCTGCAAGAATACTTGGATAATTACTGTTAGTGTAATTAATTACCCCGCCCGTTTGGCGCGTTCTGCCAAATGCACCGGGCATTCCATGATAACTGTCAGTTGTCGCGGCTAATCCATTCCCTTGACCGTCAATTGTTCCGTTGACTGTTAAATGACCTCTAATTCTAAGTTGCACGTTGCCTGTGAAAGCAACATTTACACCCGCATTAATCGTTAGGTCACCTGTATAATAATAAATTGCGTCCTCATGGTTGGAATGACCTGTAATTGTTCCGCTTGTCGTTACTACCCCGCCGGTTATTGTTAACACCGTAGACAAATCCGTCATTTCTGTGGCGCTTTCGTCACAATACCACTCATCAGGAAGCGTTGTTTCTTCGCCGTATTCAATAATACCCGCACCTTGTGTTGATCCATATAATGTCAATTTTACACTTTGCGTTAACTGATCAATCGTTATTGCCTGAACCTCCATTGATCTGTTAAAAGTATTTAATCCAGTGTGATCTCGTAATGCCTGCAAATTAACATTAACAATGTCACCAACTTCGATGTTATTCATTGATGGTAAAACGTTTAAGGTTAGCCGAGCCGCTGCACCGGCAACACGATCACGGAATACGTCAAAAATATGGCTAATAATGGCTATTGTGTGCCGCGAGCCGTGCAGCCCGTAAAATTTCATTGGCTTCGCTGCTGTTTCGCCGTAACGTGTAATTGAATCACTGTCTATTATGCGATTAATTCTGTAAAAATCTTTTTCACCATTTTGCAATTCCAGATATGACCAGTAAATGTCAAGATTATTTTTTATGTTAGATAGATCATAATTAACAGGTGAATAATTAACAATATTTGACTCATCCAGCTCATCTACATAACTGGCCCCGGTTAGGACTGATCCGACCTTTTTTAAAGATAATTTTCCATTCGGCAAAATTGGAGTAACGCATCCTGACAACAATAAAAGTTGCTGCTCTATAAATCTTTTTCCGTCCGTTTTGGTTAAACCCTGAAACCTGGTAACCAGGCCGTTTTGATCATCCTCATGATCATAAAGATCAGTACCAATTCCAGTGAATGCTGACAGATCAACCCAATCTTCCTGTATGCCTAAATGATAATGATCAGGCAAACTTGCCGATTCATTAACAAGCACACCTGTTAAAAGTGCATATATTAGCTTAACAGCAGGCATTTCTAAATATATATACTCGGTGATTTCTGGCGATGAGTTTTCGCTGTTTTTTATTGTGTGAGTTGTTTCATCAGTACCAAAAAGGCCCCTGGAAACACCGGTAAAACTGGTCGCAGTTGCGCCTGTGGCGCTGCAAATCTCAAACCCATCTCCTTTTTTTATTTTAAAATAGAAAATAGATGTCGATGGATCTTGTGTGTAACTTGTCCCGTGTGTCACTGGTTCAAAACCTGAAGCATCAAAAACATCAATAGTGCTATCACCAATTGACACATCAGCGGCGAGTCTCGTTTTTGGAATTTCAAATATCTGTTTTCGCGCTTCTCGCTGAATATCCCGGCACTGGACGCGATAAACACCATCTTTATATGACATTGATTTATCTATAATTTGCGTTTGCTCAAGCCGAAAATCATTCCAGCCAAGATCAATGTAGCCCAGATATAATTCTACTGTTTTTCCCCTGAGTCCGTTGTCATCATCAAGCTGATCCCTGAAAACGGTGGTAACAGCCTCGGCAACATCGATCAGTTCAAAATTAATTGCGCCTATCGTTGCTCTGGCGTTGTTAGGATCAATACGTTGTGTTGTAGATGATGTTTTACGAAGGACATTAGACACAACTGTTTCACCAGAAATTGTAATGTCTGAGTGTGATGTAAAAAAAATATCAGCGTTTGTGTCAAACGCTATTTTGACAACCAACCGCAACTCTTTGTTAACAGCATTGTTTGCTGCATTAAAATTATCGGTATTAATTTTCATAGTCTAACTTTGAAACTGTAAGAAAAAATACTATCCCCAAGATACGTTTCGCGGTAACTGTTTGGAGCCATGCTTACTGTTACGGCATCAACAGGCGCGGCCTCTGTGCCAAGTGCATCAAGAACAAATGATTCACCAGCCGCAACACTTGCAGCAAACTCTCGCATTTTATCCCGTGTTACTGTTCCCCTAGTGGGCGCAATTCCTATGTTGTAAATAACATCAATTCTATGCAGCACTGTTTCAGTACTACCATCTAGTGATCGCGCCTCTTTCATTATTGATTTATTTAATCTGTCATAACTGATCATCGTTGGTTCAATTTTTCCATTGGAACCCGTGCCGATCAAGTGACGCGATGGTGTCCACTCTAAAAACATTTATATTCCTCCACCTATTGCTGCTATCTCCTGACCGTTTCGCGAACCACTATCAATCAGAACTTCATCATTTTCAGTAATCAACGTTCTCAAGTCGCCCAGCAACCGTTCTGCATCATTTGAATGGATGTCCCCGTGAACCTCAATAACCACCCTTTTTTCAGGTGTTTTTATTTCAATTTCGTCACTCGGCACATCAACAGGGGCCGCTGCTGATGGTGTTGCATAATTGGAAGATGTTGCACCGGTTGAACCCGTTGGAATGTTTGAACTGGAACCCAGGTTTGTACCTTTAATGGTTGATAATAGCGCCGCCCCTTGTGCAGCTACATTTGCAGCGAAACCTAAATTTGCTGGATAAGGATTGTTTAATGCTTTTGTAATACCCGCAGTAATATTTATAATGCCTTCAGCAATCGCCAAGGCTTTTTGTGCTTTAACTGATCTTCCAGCAAAAGCCGACATTATACCCAAAACACCATGCGCCACCGTCAGCGCTGTTCTCATTTCAGCTTGTGAGGCAGCTTTATCTAATGCCGATTTATCCTTAATATATTTTTCATTAATTTTTAATTTTAACGCGGCAATCTGTTCCTCTGTCATTCTTTCTTTAGCAAGTTTATCATCCAACATTGCCATGCGTTCGACCTTTTGTGCATCAAGAAGATCATATTCAGTTAAAAATTGCTCCTCCATTCGCGCTATTTTATTCTCAAACGCTTCAATGTCCTTGTTTTCAATTTCAGATAATTGCGTACCATAAAAAGCCATTGCCTGCTGATATACGTCCTCACCCATTAAACCCTGGGAAAAAAGACTAATTGTTTCGGCAATTTTAATCTTTACCTGTTCAATCTTCGGCATTGTTTCGCTAACAATCGAATCAACCCTTGCAATTGCAGCGTCAACCTCCGCATTGATTTCAGTAAATAAATCATCTTCAGCCAGCGAATCGCTGCCTGACATTGAATATTGCTGAATACCTGGCGCTGGAATGTCTGCTTCTGACACAGATGTTTCAGGCGGAGGCGTAAGTGGTGTGCTTATTTTAGTAATGGCTTTTATTTTTGCTTCTGTTTTTGCGTATTCTTCTACAACAGTGTTAAGTCTTTCAGCAATTCTTTGTATATCCTCCTCGCTAACACCAAACCAGGTATCACCGTTTTCATTGTATTCTGCTTTTGCTGACCTTAGCTGACCTGATAACCATTCAAACCTGGCGCCTAATCCAGCAAGTTCCTCATTTAGTCTAACTACATCGCCAGCGCCGCCAACAGCCGCAGCCGCAGACTCGCCCAACCAGGTTGCAAAGTCTGGAACTTTTGCCATAACTTCAATGAGTTTTGAAAATCCAACAATTAATGTGGATGTCAGTTTGTTTGCGGCCTCAATGGTTTTTGGATCGGATAATAAAGTGGTAAGTTCTTCAATGCTGCCTTTGGCTTCATTTAACCCTGATCCACCTTCAAGTAGATCGCCAAATGAATTTCCCAATGCCTGAAGTGCGCCCCCGAAAGTGTCACGGGCTGCTCTGGCTGAGCCGCCAAATTGAGTTTCTAATTCTTGCAGAATAATCTTTTGCGCTGAAACCTGATCGCCTGATTCGATCAGGCTTTTGATCATGTCTTTTTGATCTTTCGAGAATTGAATGCCCGCGCGGCTTAATGCTGAAAGGTTGGCAACTGGATCATTGAGGGCTTTACCTAACTGAAGCACTGATGATTTAACATCTGTTCCAAAACGCGCAGACATATCAAGAGCTAGTTCAGTTGTTTTCTGAAACTCATCACCAGTTATTTTTGTAAAAGTTATAAGCTGCGACTGTGCGGCAATTATATCCTCGTCACCAAATGTTGTGGCAGCTTGCAATTGTCCTGCATAATTTGCCAGTTCTTTTGCAGAATAACCTACTGCCTGATTCGTGGACTTAATGCCCTGTTCAAGTTGAGCAAATGCCTGTTCTTGCTTTGCAGTAGCATCAATAATTTTCTTGGTTAATGCGCCAATAGCCAACCCGGCAAAAAGTCCCTGAACACCCTTTAAACTCTTTTTTGTTCGTTTACCAAATCGATCAACCTTTTTATTAGCCCGGTCTAAATCTTTCTGGAATTTGCCGGTTTGCGCTTCAAGTTTTACGACAAGTTTTGCCAGGTCTGTCATTTTTTCACCTCAGTTGATAATGATCGCATTCGTGCAAGAAAGGCCCTGCTTTCCCTTTCCCGTTTAACTTCTGGATCTTCGTGCATAAAGTCGTTAACATTAAATGATTTACCTTTCGGCGCGTTTGTATTTGCAATTAGTGTTGCAATAATTGCTGAGTGGTAATTGTCACGCTCAACGCCTCGCGGCTGTTGTTGATGAAGTGCTGACCACAGGGAAAATTCTTTGCTCGTCATTCTCGCATTTAATTCCTGCAAAGTGGCCCCCATATCGAGAGCCAGCTGCATCATTATTACAAGATTTGGATCTCTTACTTTTTTTTTGCAGTCTCAGCGCTTTCAACATTTGCGCCTGACAGCGCCATTGCCTCATTAAAAATATTAAATAGTATCTCGCCATCGTTTACCCGTGATAATTTATTTAATTCACCCTTTTTTAAACAGGGTTCTAAATCATCGTCAACAACTGCAAGGCGCACAACTTCTTTGAATACTTTTGATTTTGCAATTTCATCTCCATCTTTGATTTCTTTAAGTGCGCGTTGAATTTCAACGCGCTGGAATATATCGAGTCCCACTATTCGCAGGACTTTTCCACTGGGTAATTGATACTCAGATTCATCAATATCAAGATCATCAACTAGGCCACTCATCAAGCTGTAGCCCTAGTAATTGCTCCAGATATTTTGCCGGTAATTGATAACGTGTGTTTGTCTTCGTTCGCCGGATTTATTACCCATGCTGACATTGACATTGCAAAACTGAATGTCTCAGTCGATGTACCGTCTGACATAGTTAATTCAAAATTTCTATTTAATTTGCTGGTAACATCAGAAATTAGACCTTCCTGCTGCGTATCTGATAAGACACGGTTCATTTCAATTGTCACCTCCTGACCATCGGCTAATCCTGCAATGTATTCCTTTGCAGAACTGTCCCAGTTTGTTACGTCAATTGTCGGGTTAGCTGCTCCAAGTCCCGACATTGAAAATACTTTTGTGACTGCTGTGAAAACCTCAGTACCAGCACCATCACCCCTTTTCAGAACCAATCCAGATGTAAAACTCATTTTTTTTTCCTCTTGAAATGCCTTTTTACAGGCGAAAAAAAACCGCAAAAAATGCGGCCTGTATTTAAAATTTTGTTGTGCTACTTGATTTTGTTAATACTCGCTATAGTTAACAATGAATTGTGTATTTATCCTGTATTCACGCTCCTCGCTTTCAAACAACTCAATCTCACGCACAATGTAAATATTAAAAATAGTTATCCCGGTATAAACACCGGCAACCGTTGCAACTGCCGTTTTTAAACTGCGATTGATGCCTGTTGCGTCAACCAGTGAATTTGTAAAAATATTTATTTCTAAAGTCGCTTTCTTAAAACTTGTGTTCCCCTCAAAAGTGACATCATGATCGATTTCTACATCATAAGTAATTGCCGGAAGTTCGTCCTTTTGCTTTAATACTAGCGGCCTTATTGCGTTTACAGTTGAACCTAGTGCGTCATTTAAAACTGTATAAATTTTTTCCCTTATCATTTTTTCCTCGCTTCGACATCTATTTTCTTTTTAAGCGCTTTGCCAAACCTTGAAACAACATTCTTTTGTTCCCGTTCCAGCGCCTTTGTTAACCAGGGCCGTTTTTGAATATACTTAGTACCAAGTTCTAAAAAACTTACCGCATAAAATGCCTCTCTTTTAACGCCTATAGAAACGTATGCAGTCCGTTTATCTCTGGAAAGAGATGATCTTCTTGCAACATTTCTGGAAGCAAATCCAGGCGCAACCAGTCTGCCCGTATGCGTTTTGTGCGCCCTGCTTCCCTTCTGAATGTCTGCTTTTGCTGCTTTCACAACAGGTAACGTTGCAGTCATTGCAGCAGATCGCAATACTTTTGAACCAGTGGACTTTCCTAATCTTGACAGTTGCTTGGATAATTCTCTAAGCCCTTCAATTTTAAATGTTTCAGACATCCTCTATAGCCATCAATACAAGCGCCGAATTTCTTTCTTGAAAGTTAATAATTGATTGAATATCAAAAATCCTGTCATTAAATGAAATTCTCATATCAGTGGTCAATCCAGGTAAAAATCGCGTTTTGATTTTGTGCGTCACCTGGGATTGAACCTGTGATGCGGAAAAATATTCCTTGCCATTTATCGGTATTATTTGCGCTCTTGCTGTGTTAAATAACACCCAAGAATCAATCCCCTCACCAATTGCGTTGGTGGCAGTTGACGGTTGCAAAAATGTTATTTTATGGCGTAAAGTTCCGCTTCTCATGCGTTTATAATCCGGTGTGGGGCTAAAATATCCCGCGCATTTTCTGGAATGCTGGTTACAATTGTTCCAATTGTTGTGTCTTCACGGGCAACATCACATGCTCCAATCCACAACAACATTGCAAATTTTATATCAGGCAAAATATCTGATTCGCCTGCAATATATGTTATTGTCACGGCGTTCATCTGATCGCGTGTCGCGGGCCAGGAATTTCCGTAACTCGGCATTAAGCGCCCGTTAACATCAAATTGATAATCAGAAAATGATTGTGTTATACCGTCAGTATCAACATACTGAATGGACGTTATTGATTGAACTGGTGGCATTGGTAAAACAATATCATCAAAACAATCCAGTCTGTACTGCCAGGTTGAAGTAATAAGTGTTTTTCCCAGATGTGTTTCCGTTTTGTGACGCATCGCTGTAATAAATAAATTAACTTCATCATCGTCATCACTTTCAGTAATCCGCAAATATCCCTTTGCCTCATTGCGACCAATAGCCTCATAATCAGCGTCTATTATTCTTAAAGGGTTCATTTGTTAACCTTTTTAATTGGTTTTTTGCGTGTCGCTTTGACGATCTCGCCAGCCTCCATGCGATCAACAACATAATCAGCAAAACCATCATGACACTCTATGATCTGGCCCCGGTTCAAATAACCGAAATGTGTTGTGGGGAAATCCTTTAAAATTTTAATTTTTTTCATAAGTCACCCATAAAAAAACCCGATCAGAAACATCCTGATCGGGTTAACATTGTTGCAATGGTTATGCTGGCGTTAAATCACCCGCAAGAATCGCAGCCGGGCGTTCAATGGCAAGTGCCAGTCGGCGCTCAGCCCGGATTGTTACCAGGTTCTTTGTAAAGTTGTCATCATCTGAATCAGATAATTCAACAATAACACCCTCGCGGTTGTGGATTGTGCCAGCCTGTGCAAATGCGCCAACTGCAATGTTATCCGCAGTCATACCAATGGCTTGAACAATTGGTAAACCGAACAACGTTTGTTGACCTGCCGCATTGACATTCATCCGTACTGCGTTTGAAGTTGATGTAAATAAATCAATTTCAAGTTGAGCAGCATCAGCCGGATTCATCACTATGGCATCAGCAGGATAACCAGCAGCCCACAAATCCGCGATCATCTTGCGGATCAGAACGGCCTTGGTTAATGTTGATCCAAGAGCCGCCGCTGCATAACCGTGTGCTGTAAAGTTGCCAGTATCCAAAATGCCGGATATATTTGGCGCAGTTCCGTTGCCCGCCCCAAGCTGGGTTTCAACTCGGTTATTAACACCGTACACCATACGACTGTTAACGTATGCCGCAAGCGCTGGAGCGTCACCGGCTAATTGTCTGGATATTTTGATCCAATGTGCAACGGTGGAAATCGGCATATTAACGAGCGACCATGTAATTGCTGACTCAGCTTTTTCCGCTGATTCTGCCGCTTCTGCTGCTGAATTTGTAAAAGAAGCCTCTTTTGTAAATTCAATTGCGTTGCTTGACGTTGGAAGTGAAGGAAAAATAGACTCCAGCGTAAGTGGTTGAAATGCGCCACCCACAATTCCAGGTTTCCTATCAGGTGCAACTGTTGAATCGCCGCCGGTTAATGTGTTGTTTTGAACCTCAAAACGCGCCTTCTGTGCGCTACCGTCCACGAAATTATTGTAAGCACTTGAATCCGTGAACTGTTTACCCATTGAGGCAACCGGTTCATGATCAGAATGATTGACACCTGATCTTTCAATTGCCAGTAGGCGCTCAGCAACTTCTCGCTGTTGGTTACCCAGGTTTTCCAGTGCTTTTTCTGAATCTGCACTTGCCTGCCCTACATTTTTAATTTCTTCCTCTGCCTTTTTTTGGAAGGCCGTCATTGAGTTTTCAATCCCCTCGACCTGGGAGATCAGTCTTTCTATTGTCATGTTAATTCCCTTAAAATTTAGGTATAAAAAAACCGCGAAATCGCGGCTTGTAGAATGCGTTAACTTTTAATTTATACTTGTCAGCAATGACATCATCGCCATTTCAGCCCTCGCAAAATCTTGACCATTATCATCTACAACATCACGCTGCAAATTCTTTTTGATCTGGCTGGTTAACGCTTTCGCCAGCCGCCTGGAAAAACCACCTACATCACATAGGTATTTCTCACAATCTTTTAAATTTTCAATATTTTCAATGCCCTCACTTGTATTGACTGGCATTGTTTTGAAATATTTATCAAAAATATTTATTTTTGCAGCAACATCAACCGCGTCTGTTACGGTGTCAATAAAACCATAACTCATCGCATCGCTTGCGTTCATCCAAGTTTCATCAGCCATCATGCTTGTAATGTCGTCACGACTTAAACCTGTTTTCTTTTCGTAAATGTTAACAATTGAATTTTGCAGCTTGTCCACAATATCAGCCATTTCTCGCATATCCTCGGCATCACCAAAAACGCCGCCGTGCGCGTTGTGGATCATTAAAAACGAATCTTCAGGCATACTTATTGAGTCACTAGCCATCAATATGAATGATGCAGCACTAGCCGCAATGCCCTCAACGTGTCCATATATTTTTGCAGGATGAGCGCTTAATGCGTTGTACATAGCTAGTCCATCGAGAACATTGCCGCCTGGTGAATGAATTGAAAGATTGATAACCTTTGCATCAGGAAACCCCCGTAATTCAGCAATAAAATCTGCCGCATTAACACCAAATAAACCAATCTCATCATGAATGGAGATGTTTACTATATTTTCGTTTTTGTTACTTACTGAGTACCAGTTCTTCATTATGTCACCTATTGTTGTATTGGTTCAGGCGGAACATTGCCACCTGTAACTTGTTCCCCTAGTTTATCAAGTGGCAAAAGATTTGATTGCGCGGTTAACACATCGCCGCCTTTAATCGGCGGAAGATTATCCTTGGCCCTGCATTCGTTTCTGGTTCTGATCCCGTTTTGTACCGCCTTAGCAAATATTTCCACGCGATCCATTGCACTTGCCCGCAATAGTGCGTCAAGATTAAACTCAACGGTGATGCCCTCTGACCGTTCCTGTTCAGTTAATACGCTTTTATGAATAGCCTGTTCGATAAGTTCCAGTTTTGGCGCAAGTCTCAGTTTATAAAATGCCTGAATAATTTCATTAACACTTGATCCGAGGGTAGTTGTTTCTGCATTATCATTAATTAACACAGAAGGAACACCAAACCACCGCGCCAAATCCTGAACCGCAAATTGCCTGGACTCAAGAAGTTGGATGTCAGCGGGTGACATTCCGAGAGGATCAAATTTAAACTGTGCCTCTAATATATAAAGTTCTTTGCTTGCCCCTGTGGTTATGTCTCCAAAATTTTGCTTTAGTGCCTTTCGTTGTTCCTGTGTCAAAACACTGTTTGACATTAATATCCCAGGCCTTCGTGCATTTTTGCGGAATGTTTTATTTGTATGATCTTGTGCTGAAATTGCCAGTCCAACACTTGCCCGCATATAATCAAGTGGGGACATGCCTACAACACCATTACCCATGCTTTGGATGTGTAATACATCGTTTTCCGTATAAACCAGCGATGTGGTATCCCTTTTATATTCATAAATTAGACTACCATCCTCCGCCTGAATAACATTGATCTGATCGGCTGATAAAGGCCACAATTCCGCGACCCCGCCCGCCTTACTTCTGATGATACGCGCATAAGCGTTGCCCCTTAACGTCAGGTTTAAAATCATTGTTGACCAGAATTGAATGGATGTTTGTCGTTTGTTCGGCGAGTCGTGTAAAACATTGTAAAGTAAATAATCCTTATACACCTCTCGACCGCCTTTGGTTTTTTTATAAACCACCAAGGGCAAGCTGGAGATAGTTTCCACTAACAATGTTACACAGGCCCAAACAGTTGAAACTTGCAATGCACCATCGACACCTATTGTCGGCGCGTCCTCATGCGCTACAGATGAGGGTTGAGTTTGTTGTGTACCTGTGCGCTGTGTGTTCGCGTTGCCGCCAAACCACCCGCCAATTGTGTTAAATATATTCATGAGCTAATTGGATCATTTATAAAGTCGTTAATATTCATGGTTTCCTCGTATACCATTGCGCGGCCTATTGCCATTATTAATGCAACAACACCATCAATTTTTTGTTCGGGTTTTTGCTTGCGTGGGTATATATTATCCTTCGCGTCAATCTTTGCGACAACGTTTGACATCATCCAGGTTAGTATCGGGTTGCCATCAAAGTGAAAACGCCCTGAACTGACCGCCGCCTCTAGCTCGTACATAGCCGGAGACGTATTTGCCACCGTATTCCTAAACTCAACTATGTTTGCGCCTTCGGTTTGCAGTCCTTGCGCCAGTTGTGTTGCGCGCCAGGGATCATATGTCACTTCTTTAGCATTAAATTCGTTCAATACTTCGGTTATATCCCGTTGTATTTCATTGAAATCAATCTCATTGCCATCCGTTGCCGTCAACCAACCCTCATTTACCCACCGTTGATAGTGGTGGTTCTTAGTATCAAAGGCGGTTTCTTCTGGAATATAGAATCTTGAAAAGGCTGTATAGTGTGTTTTGCCCTCTATTTCCTCAATAAACACCTTTAAAATGGCGGTGATGTCTATGCGTGACGCTAAATCAACGGGGATGATGCAATCCATTCCCTTGTAATTGTTTAATTTTAAGTTTGTATCTGCACACTTGTTAAAGGTTTCCATATTCATCCACGCCGTATGCGCGCCAACCCATTGATTTAAATGTTTTCTTTTAAAAGCGTTTTGCCTGGACGCATTTCTAATGGCTTCGTTTTGTTGTGCAATTAGAAATTCACCCGAAACGCTGACATCAAAGTTAGGGTTTGCTTTCTTTAATATGTCAATGCTTGTCCAATCGTCATTTTCATCAATGCCGTAAATCATGGCAAAAATACGGTTGTCATCAAAAACACCTTCAAGCATTTTTTTACATTCAGACTCCATATCATAACAAGGACTTGAAACGTTCGATCCGGCTGTGGTTATCATTAAAAGTAAGGGTTGTTCCCTTGCCCCCATCCCTGTTTCCATTGTCTCCACAAAATCATCCGTGTCATGCTCGTGGTATTCGTCAACAATGGCACATGAAGGACTTGCCCCGTCCCCTGGCTTGCCTATTAATGGTTCAAACTTTGAAGCGTTTGCCGCTATATTCATGTTTTTGGCGTTGACTTCTATGCCAAAATGTTCAGTGTATGCCTCGGTTTTCTTCGCCATTAGTCGGGCTGGCGCAAATACTTCCCATGCTTGCTTTTCAGTGGTTGCACCGCTGTAAACTTCAGCACCGTACTCGCCATCTTTTGAAAACATATAGTGTCCAATGGCGGCGGCAAGCAATGACTTGCCATTTTTTCTAGGTATTTTTAAATAAGCCTTTCTAAATCTTCTGAAGTTGTTCTCGTCAACCCATCCAAACAGGTTGCAAACAATAAATAATTGCCACCCTCCCAGGTTTAGCAGCTGCCTTCTT